AGCAGGTATAAACCTACGTTTAAACAGTGGTTCACCTTCTCTAGTGTGACCCTTCGGCCAGCATATAACTTCACCACTGTCTGTATCCGTTGCCCAAAATGCTTCGCTGGGGGTATTAGGATCAATAAAGGTCTTCTTGACCCACTGATGTCCTGGACCTCCAGGGTTGCTAGTAGCCCTCATATAAAGTGGTAAGCCACTAGCTCTAGTTGTTCTAAGTCGTGACCTCATGTAGTTCCAAGGATAAGGTGTAGGCCACTGTGTAAGTTCGTCAAAGCCAATCCAGTTAAAGGCCTGACCTTGGTATCTCATAACGTCATCGTCACGGTCTAGATAAGACATCCAGAGAGTTGCACCACTGGGAGCTACCCAAGTCTTATCTCGTTCCATAAACTTAATCCCAGGAATAGCTTTAGGGTAAAGCTGCTTGGATACTGAGATAAGTTCTCTAAGTTCTTCTGTACTTCTACGTACAAGGAGCATCCTAGCATTAGGATTGTTTAGGTACCGTACAGGATCAGCAATCATTGCGTAGGACTTACCCCCACCTGCTGATCCCCCGTATAATACTTCTTGTTCTGTAGAAGCTAGGAAGTCTGTCTGTGGCCCCTGATTGGGTTCAAAGATAACTTCACGAGCTATCTCCTCATAGTCTAAAGCTTCAGGCTTCGGCTGGGCTGGACTCTTCTCTACCACCACGGATTTGGGCTTCGATTTTTTCCGCTTTGTCGAGCGCCGCTTTGTATCGCTCGGCAAGGTAGCGTTGGTTTGCAGCTTCTCTCTTACGCTTCTGCTCAAGTCTAACTCTCTTATATAGTCCTACATGTGATATATGTCGGCCTGATTGATCACTCAACCAATTGGCTACATCACGGTAACTGTACTGCTTTAGGTGTTTCTTTGCTTGTTCGTACAGTTCTAGTTCTTCTGGAATAGGTATAATGACATCTTTATCATCTGGATCTTGTGAGTACCCAAATGGTACTTGTCTACCTACTCTTACTACTGGGTGCCAAACATAGCCACTTTCGGTTTTGTCAGGCTTTGGAAGTTTCCAAGTTTTATCAAGCTTCATTTTCTTTAGGAGGTAAAATAAACAGTGGGCTTTCTGATTTGACTTCTACCTTGTCGGTCTTTACAAAACCAGCACGGTCTAAGAAGTCTTTAGCAGCAGCCATCTTCTCTTTATTACCTAAGTCTGTTGGGTTAGTCATAACGTTCATCAAAGACCAAACAGCACGAGGGCCATTGGTAGCAATAAAGTCACGGGTACGGTTAGCTATCTCATCCTTTAAAGGAGCCATAACTCTTGCAGAGGATTCTCCCTGAGCATACCCTGCAATTTTAAGTGCTTTAACTGGGTTGCCTTCGGCTTCACCAAACAAGGCATCAAGAAACTTCTGTTGCTTTTCTGTCATGTAACTTTCCTATGCGGTTTTACTTTGGCTCTAACTTTTTTAGGTTGAGCCACAAACTGCTTACCCGCCTTAGTGCCTTTTCGTTTTGCTCGTGATGTAGCGGCATACTCAGAAGAACTAAGAGACTTAATAGCCTTTGCAGGTAGATACCTTTCGCCTGTAGCCTTTGGACCTTGCGTTGATGGTTTACCACTCTTGGTTCTCCACTTCTGCTTAGTCCAAGACTTTAGGCTCTTTTGTGATTTAGCTAATGCCATTTAGTTGCTTGGAAGGACTTCAACTCTTATACCCTCCCCCTTTCGCTTTATATTGTTTAGCGACCATTTGGGCTTTCCTGGCGGACCATTGTCCTGGCTTTCCACCTTTTCCGCCAGCTTTGACGGAAGCAACAAGGCGCTTGCGCATACTAGGCTTAGTATAATTACCCGCTGCATTAACCGTAGACTTTTTGCCTGATCTCACCTCTACTGATCCCCATATCATGCAGCTCTTTGTCACTCAGGTTCATGAGTATCCAATAGTCTGCTCTTCGTTGTTGATTCTTTTGAATCGCTTTTAAAATATTCTTAAACATAGCACTACTCCTTTTTATTTGTGCAGGAGTAGTTTTACATAAATAGTTATATCATACTATAGATAAGATTGCAACCCCGTTATGCATTAAGTGCGATTCGGGTCAAAGTATTCTTCTACTGAAACAAGAACTTCCATAGTATTTGCAGTCTCAGCATATACCATAATCTTATCACCAGAGTGCAGGTTAAAGTATCCACCATTAACTAAGTTAGTTACAGAGTGTCCTGACATACTAAGCCCATTAGCTATGTAGTGGTACTCATTATCACCAGCATGGTAAAACTGTACAAACACCTTCTTAGTAGAGGTAGAGCTATTACTTATATGTAGATACCTAGTAATAGCACTAAAGTTAGCAGGACAAGTATACACAGCGGTAGCACTAGCATCTGCCGAAGTAGATGCAATAGTGTACCCTTGTGTATGAAACTTGGACTTACTTAGATCTGGCATTTACTTTTGCTTATTAAAGGCTTTCATAGCCTCACGCATATTGTAGCCCTTGCTGTTTTCATTTTTAAACTTAGCTTTGTTCTTGTTAAAGAAAGCATTAAACTTAGCAGATTGACCTTTTAATTCGCTAGGAGATTTGGTGTCTACTTTACGTTGAGCTGTTTCACGTAAGCCATCTCCACGTCCACCTTTAGTATCACTAATTGTGCTGGTGATAATATTATTTTTCTTAGGTGCACCTAATGGTTTTTTCTTAGGTTTAATTGCAGCAACTGGTTTTTTAAGGTCTTCTGCAAATACAGCAGCCATTACTTTACCATTTTTATCTGTGTAGTAAAGTGACCCAGCTTTCTTAGCAGCAGAGATACTCTTGTACTTACCTGCATTCTTTTTAGCTTGGGCAGCAGTTTTACCCATAGCCTTTAGTTGATTGTTTAAGTATGTTCGTAGTGATACAGCCATAATTATGTTCTCGCTTTTCTGTTAGGTTTCATAGAGGCACCACAGTTAGCCATACCACCGTGAGCATACCCCATTTTCTTTTTATTCACCATTCCACCATAGGCCATACCTTTGTGGTCTGAGTCTTTCATCATAGTTCCATCAGGCATACGATGCATACCTTTTGGTACAACACCACCTTTATTCATATAACCCATTTTATTTCGTACTTTACTGGGTAGTTTAGATAGTCCTTTATTACCCATTGGAACTTTTTTCATTTTACTTTCCTTATGCTATGATAAAATCTACGATCTGTCCATCAGGAGTTCGTAACTTATTTGGATTAGGGTTGTAAGCATACATCTGATTGACTAGCTTAAGATCCTCTACTGGTGTATCAGGAGTAATTCTATTAGGTTGTTCTACCTTATACTCTTCGTTATTTCTACTAGATCTATCTTTATCTGCTTTTTCAAAGATAATATTTTCATGAGTTTGGAATGGCATACTAGGTAAAGGAAAGTGAGAGATAAGAGACATTAGGAACCCTTAACCCATTTCTTAGAAGAGGACTTAGTTTTACTACTACTCCACTTAACCTTGTCGGCCCAGTAAGCTGCAGACATCTTACCCTTTTTAATGTTCTTAGCATGACGAGACTTAAAGGCTTCTCGTTGTCCTACAGTCTGGTTGGTCTTAACACCCTTTTGACCAAACTTAATATACTTATACTTACCATCTTCACTAGCCATAACATGGTGAGATTTACCACTACTATCATTAAGGCGTTGGGGTTTGTTTACCCCCTTAAGCCCTACGTCTTTCATCTTAGTCTTGACTCGTTCAGGTATACTCATCAAATCATACTCAATGCTTGGTCTAGTGTTTCTTTATTGCGACGAGTCCAACCACGACCAAAGGTCTCAAAGGTTCGTAGAGACTCATAGAATTTCTGACGTTGACTGAAGACACTCTCGATAATCATCTGAGGTTCTTTGTTCATGACAGCTTGCAGAGTCATAGGCCCAATAGCCCCATCTGCTGTTGCTCCCACAGCACGTTGTATAGCTTTAGCTGGACGACCAGAACCACTATTAACGGCCCAGTCAAAGGCGCACCAGTC